GTGAACAAGATAAGATGGTTGTTAGAACTGGTGGATACAACGAGTTTCCATATCTTGTACCTAGATGGTCAAAAGCTACAGGTGAAGTATATGGTCGTTCCCCGTCTTACAATGCTTTACCAGATATCAAAACATTAAACAAAGCTGTAGAGCTAGGACTTAAAGCATGGTCAAAAGCTATTGATCCTCCATTGTTAGTACAAGATGATGGTGTTATAGGTAGAGTAAGAATGACACCTGGTGGTATTACAGTTATTAGAAGTGATGCTGCAGTAAAACCATTTCAGTCTGGTGCAAATATGCAACTAAATGCTTTCAAAGAAAACGAACTTAAAACTGCAATAAGACAAGCATATTACTCAGATCAGTTACAGTTACAACAAGGACCACAAATGACAGCTACAGAAGTACAAGTAAGATACGAACTTATGCAAAGACTTTTAGGTCCTACACTCGGTAGATTCCAATCAGAGTTTTTGAACCCACTTATAGAAAGAGTGTTTGGTATTATGTTTAGAGCAGATGCTTTTCTACCAGCACCAGAGTTGTTAGAAGGGCAATCTATAGATATTGAATATGTAGGTCCACTTGCAAGATCACAGCGTATGGAAGAAGCAGTTGCAGTAGAAAGATTGTACCAGTTAGCTATGCAACTAGGACAAGCTGATCCATCAGTCATGGATATCTTGAATAATGATGAGGCAGTTAGAATGAGAGCTGAACTACTTGGTGTACCTAAATCTGTACTTAGAGGTAGAGAAGAAGTAGATGAACTTAGACAAGCTAGAATGGAGGCACAGATGATGCAACAGCAAATGGAAATGCAACAGCAACAAGCAGAAATTGCAGCCAAACAATCATCAGCCCTCAAAAATGCGTCTGATCCAAATACGCAACAAGTATTAGAGCAAGTAGTAGGAGGCTTAGAGGAAGAGGTAGCAGTTGAAGAATAAAGATTCAGACCAAGAATTAAAACAACAGAAGATAGACTATAGAGGAACATTTAACACCCAAGAAGGTGAAAGAGTTTTAGCTGATCTTACATCAGCTTATTACCATAGGAGTTCTTTTAGTAAAGATCCCTATGAAACTGCTTTTAAGGAAGGGCAAAGAGCAGTAATAGTCAGAATACTAAATCTTTTAAAGGAGGATAATAATAATGGCTGACGAACAAACGACCACAGAAGTGGCAGACAACCCTACTCCAGAAACAGAACAAAATTCTGAATCTGTATTAGGATCTGGCATAAGTGATAATCAAACAGAAACTGATTGGAAATCATCTTTGCCAGAAGAACTAAGGAATGAACCAACTTTGCAAAATCTAAATGATGTAGAATCATTAGCAAAGACAGTAGTTCATCAACAAAAAATGATAGGTAGTAGAATACCATTACCTAAAAATGATGAGGAGAAAGCAGAACTGTATAACAAGTTAGGCAGACCTACAGATCCTACAAAGTATGATTTATCTATTCCAGATACTCATAAACAACATTTTAATGAAACTGCAGTAGGTGAATTTAAAAATGTTGCACATAAGATAGGACTTAACAACGATCAGGTAAATGCCTTATTAGAGTATCAAGTAAATCAAATTGATAATAGTGGACAGTTGCAAGAGGCACAAATGAATGTGCAACGAGAAGAAGCAGAGCAAACCCTTAAACAAGAATGGGGTTTTGAATATGATAAGAATCTGCGTTCTGCTATGAGAGCTATTGATGTATATGGTGATGAAGGACTTAAAGAAGTTCTCAATGGACCAGCAGGTAACGATCCAGCTATGATTAAATTTTTTGCTAGACTAGGTCAAGAAGTTACAGAAGAAATGGCAAAGAACACACAAAACAATACTATTGCTGCTTCTACTCTTGATGCAAAACAGGAAATAGAACAGATTATGGCTGATCCTAAGAATCCATATTTTGATTCTTCACATAGAGATCATAAGTCAATGGTAGAGCGTATGCGACAATTGCACGAAAAAGTTTATGGAAATTAACTTTCTTGTGCTATAATTAAGATACCAAAGTTCTGCCCGTAAGGATAACAGATGGGGTGGCCATGATAGGCGTTAAACATCCGTTTGATAAAAACGTATTTTATAAGGTATCCCATTTGGATAAATACCGATAATATATTTTTATAGGAGGACTGAAATATGTCAGTACAAATAACTACAGCTTTTATAGAACAGTATAAAAGCAATGTATTTCACTTGGCACAGCAAAAAGGTTCAAGACTTAGAGATGCAGTCCGTACAGAAACAGTTGTCGGTAAATCTCATTTCTTTGAAAGAATTGGCTCAACTGCTGCGCTAAAAAGAACATCCAGACATAGCGACACTCCAAGAGTTGACACACCTCACTCTCGTAGAAAAGTAAGTATGGATGATTACGATTGGGCAGACTTAATTGATCAAGAAGATAAAGTAAGGATGCTTATCAGCCCACAGTCTGAATATGCACAAGCAGGTGCATGGGCTATGGGAAGAGCAATGGATGATGCAATTATTGATGCAGCTTCTGGAAACGCCTTTGGTGGCGTAGCTGGTGGCACAACAGTAGCATTACCATCTGGGCAAAAAATTGCTCATGGCTCTGCTGGTTTATCAGTTACAAAACTGATCGAAGCAAAAGAAATCTTAGATGCTGCTGATATTGATCCTGAAGAGGAAAGATATTTAGTATGCACATCTAAACAACTATCAGATTTGTTAGCAATAACACAAATTACATCTGCAGACTTTAACTCTGTTAAAGCACTTGTTCAAGGTGAAATTGATACATTTATGGGATTCAATTTTATTAGAACAGAAAGACTAGATACTAACTCATCTAGCAACAGATTAGTTTTAGCATTTGCTAAATCTGGTATCGGCCTTGCTGTAGGCTCAGATATTCAAACTAGAATTTCTGAAAGAGCAGACAAAAATTATGCAACACAGGTATTCTTGTCAATGACTATCGGTGCAACTCGTATCGAAGATGAAAAAGTTGTTGAGATAGAATGTACTGAAAGTTAATAGGAGGAATCAAAAATGGCAACAGCTAAATCAGTCGAAATTACAGCACTAGACGCATCGCCTAGAGAGGTCCTAGAAACTGGAAGTTTAGAGGGCAGGATGCGTGTAGCAAGTGGAACGATTGCAGCAGGAACAGGCGACATTGATAATGATGATGTATTAATGATGGTACAAATTCCATCTAATGCAAAAGTATTATCAATCAAACTATTCAATGATGATCTAGATTCTAATGGTTCACCAACATTGGCAGCCAACGTAGGTCTATATTATGAAGATGGTACTGTTCTTGATGAAGATTGTTATGCAACAGCTATAACAACTTTACAAGCTGCAAACACAGCAGGTGTTGAAGTTGCTTTCGAAGCTAGAAATGTTAATGCAGTTTCTAACTTTGCTTGGGAAGATGGTGGTTTATCATCAGATCCAGGTGGGGTTTTAAGAATAGCTTTAACTATGTCTAACGTAGCAGCAACAGCAGCAGCTGGTGATGTATCAGTTATCGTTACATATGTTGTAGACTAAAAAACAACAATAGGGGGTAGTTTCGGCTACCCTCTTACAAGGTGAATTATGGCAACAGAAGTTTCAATATGTTCAAACGCACTTAGAAGATTAGGAGATGATCCTATAACTTCCTTAACAGATGATTCAGAAAGAGCTAGATTATGTAATGCTTTTTACGAAGATGCAAGAGATGCTTGTCTAAGAAGTCATCCTTGGAACTTTGCAATAACAAGAGCAAGTTTGACACAGCTTTCTGACTCACCTGTATATGGCTATGACTACCAATTTGCCTTACCTACAGATCCATATTGTCTAAGAGTATTAGCTATGGAGTATGAAGATTATATATTCAAAGTAGAAAATTTTTCAACACAAGGCAGGGTGTTGTTAACAGATGAAGAAACTGCCAAGATAATTTATATTGCAAGGATTACAGACACAACATTGTTTGATTCTTTATTTGTAGACACATTAATTACTAAACTTGCATCTGACTTAGCATATCCAGTAACTAATAGTCTAAAAGTACAAGAACAAATGTATAAGCTTTACCAGCTTAAACTTTCTGAAGCTCGTAGTATTGATGGACAAGAAGGGTTTATTGATGATCTTGTTTCAGATACATTTACGGATTTTAGAAGATAATGGCTAGAACACATCCAATACAAACAAATTTTACTGCAGGTGAACTTAGTCCTAAACTATTTGGACAGACTAATCTTGATAAGTACAGCAATGGTGTAGAAACACTAGAGAACATGACTGTGTTTCCACAAGGTGGTGCAACTAGAAGAAGTGGCAGTAGATTTATATGTGAAGTCAAAAACTCTGCAAATACTACAAGACTTATACCTTTTGAATTTAATGATGAACAAGCATATGTGTTAGAGTTTGGCGACCAGTACATAAGATTTTTTAAAGACCAAGGACAAATAACAGAGGCAGACAAATCTATATCTGCTATTACAAAAGCAAATCCAGCAGTTGTTACAGCTACATCACATGGCTACAGTAATGGAGATGATGTTTGGATCAACAGTGTAGGTGGTATGACAGAAGTAAATGGCAGAAGATACACGATAGCAAATGTAACAACACATACATTTGAATTATCAGGTGTAAACTCTACTAACTATACTACATACACATCAGGTGGTACTGCAGCAAAGGTTTACGAAATTGCAACACCATATACATCAGCACAAGTATTTGATTTACAATTTGCACAATCAGCAGATGTCATGTATATCGTACATCCTTTACATGAGCCAGAAAAACTATCAAGAACAGGACATACATCTTGGACACTTGCAGATGTAGATTTTGGTGCAACTGGTCCATATTTAGATCCTAATACTACAACTACAACTCTTACACCAGCATCAGCAAGTACAGGAACAGGCGTTGATATAACAGCATCTGCAACCACTGGTATTAATGGTGGTGATGGTTTTCAAACTACAGATGTGGGTAGACTTATAAAATTTAATAGTGGTGAAGCAGTTATTACTGGTAGAACAAGTACAACAGTTGTTGTTTGTACTATAACAAAAGCATTTGCAAATACAGATGCAACAGTAGCTTTTCAATTAGGCACATTTTCAGATACAACAGGGTTTCCAAAAGCTGTTACTTTTTTTGAACAACGATTAATTTATGGTGGAACAACATCATTTCCACAAACTATATTTGCATCACAGTCTGGATTGTTTGATAATTTTGATGTAGATGATGCAAGTGCATCTGACGCATTTATATATACTATTGCATCTAATAAAGTAAATGTTATTAGAGCATTAGCACCAGCTAGAGATCTTATTATCTTAACAGCAGGTGGTGAATTTAAAGTAGCTAGACCTACTGGCGAACCACTAAAACCAGACAATGTAAATATTACACAACAAACTACATATGGCACACACAGTACATTACCAGTACAAATTGATGATGCTGTATTATTCGTACAAAGACAAAGACAAAAGGTAAGAGCATTTGAGTTTAGATTTGCAGATGATGCTTATATAGCTCCAGATCTTAACTTGTTAGCAGATCATGTAACAGGCACTGGTCTTGTTGATTTAGCATATGCACAAGAACCAGACAGAATATTATATGCAGTAAGAGATGATGGTGAGCTAGTTGGACTTACATATTTAAAAGACGAAAAAATACTTGCATGGCATAGACACATTATAGGTGGTAAATCACAATCATGTACTGTTACAGTTTCTGATTATGCAAATATAGTATCAGGTTCTACACTTACTTTTACAAAATCAGATGGCACAACTGTTACATTTACATCTACAACAGGCACTGCAGGAACAAATGAATTTAAAACAGAAACAAATAACAATACGACAGCAAGTAATTTACAGACAACTATAAATGGTCATGCAGATTTTACAGCTACAGTATCTAGTGCAGTTGTTACTATTACAGAAACTACACCAGAGAGTACAGGATTTCTTACAGTAGATAGCAGTAGCCCTGTAAGACTTGCAATACAAAACGAAACTCATGCAGATGTTAAAAGTATTACAACAATATCAGAGGCATCAGAAGATACAGTTTATATTATTGTGCAAAGATTAATTAACGGATCAACAGTTCAATATGTAGAATATTTAGACAGTACATTAAATCAAGATTCTGGACTTGCAGGAACAGTTACAGGATCAAGCACAACAGTAACAAGTTTAGATCATTTAGAAGGTGAAACAGTACAAATACTTATAGATGATGCAGTGTATCCAAAACAAAAAGTCACTAACGGAGCAGTAACAGTTAGCCTTCCAAGTACATTTGAAAGTAAAACAATAGAGATAGGTCTTGGTTATGTTTCTACTATAAAAACACTAAGACCAGAAGGTACTGCACAAGCAGGTACTGCACAAGGCAGGAAAAAAAGGTATAATGAAATTATCGTAAGATTATTAGATAGTGTTGGCGTAACCATTAATAACGACCAACTTCCATTTAGAAGTTCGGCAAATGCAATGGGTGAGCCAATACCAGCGTTTACAGGAGATAAAAGAGTTACTAACTTAGGTTGGGATAGAGATGGTCAGATAACCATAAAACAGACACAACCCCTACCTATGACAGTTCTAGCAGTTACTGGAACATTAGTAACAACAGATTAATATGTGGTTACAAATAGCAGTAGGAGTAGCGACTGGGTTAAGTTTAATCGGTCAATACCAAGAACGTAGATTTATAAAACAAGCTGATAAAGCAGGTAGAAGAGCTAAAAAAATAAGAGATATAAAAGAAAGAATAGATTTAAATTCACAAACACAATCTTTAATATCTGAAAAAATAGCAACACAAGCTCTTAGAGGTATTGTTATGAATGAATTTACAACAAAGCATGAATTAGATACTGTTATAGATCAATATGATGAAGCTGTGTATTTTGCTGATTTAGAAATATTATATGATTTAAATGCTAGAGATTTTAGATTAGCTGGAGCATTAGCAGCAAATACAGCTAAAATGGGCCAAACATTATTAAGTGGTATTGCAACAGGATATATGGCAGGTCAATCTGCTACACCACCAGCAACAACATCAACTGGAACAACCTTAGGAGGCCTTAGTGCTGGAGCAAATTCTTCAGGAAGAAGTATAGGTAGTTCAGCAGGACAGGGTTTTTAAATTATGGGACAAATTAGAATAGTTAGAGGACAAATAAAATCACAAGCAGGTAGTGATATTAAATTTAATCCAGGATCAGTTGCAAACATTTCACCTCTTTCAGGATTAGCTGAAATTGTAAATAAATTTGCTATAGCAAAAAAACAAAGAGATGATCAAGTAGAAAAAGAAAGAGTTACTATGAAAGTGGGAGATGAAACTGCTAAAGCTAATAGGCGAATGTATGAAGCTTTTTATGAAATAGCATCTAATCCAGCTAATGCTGAATTATCACCTGACGAAATAAAAAGAATGAAAAATAAAATTGTGCAACAAGAAGATGCTTATGCTAAATCACTTTTGAAAAATGATCCAGCTGTTGGACAACGTTATCAATCTAATTACCAAACAGTTATGGTTAACAATTTGCAAAAATTTGATTCTATGAAATCTAAATTTCATAAAGTTAGAGTAGGTAATTATATTGATTCTAGAAGCAAAACCATTAAAGATGATTTCGCAACTAAAAACACATTAGTAGGTTTGCTTTCAGATCTGCAAGGTAGTCAAAAAGTTGCTTCTGATTTAGAACTTTTAGCGATAAACAATGGATATCCTTATAATAAACAAGACTTTTTAGAAGAAATTGGTGCTGCATATTTAAATAATTACATCAAATTTGCAGCTGATAAAAATGGCGACGCTATACCATTAAGAGATGATCAATCTTTAAATTATCAAGCTATTTATAACAGAATAAGTAAAATATCATATGGTAGCGAAGAATATAAAAAGCTTATAGATCCTAAATTAGATATTACTAGAAAAACATGGAATGAATTTGTTGAAGATATTAATGAATTAAATATTACACAAAGACAAAATGATCAAAGAAATGCAAACGACATAAATCTTAAAGGTCAAATAAAATTTGACAAACTTTTTTCACCAGAAAATCAAACTGAGTTAAACAGTCTTCAAATAAAAAAGATATTAGAATATCCTTGGCAAAATGCAGAAGGTATTGCAATACGAGATAATATTATAAAAAAAGTGCGTGAATATAGAAAAGGTATTTTGAAATTAGATTTTACTGATATTGATTTACTTAATGAATTAGATAAAATAATTTTTGCTAAAGATTCTGAGGTAGATAGTTATGATGCACCAACAATAACAATAAGAGATAAAAATGGCGAAATTAGAACAATCCCAGGTGTTAATGATGATCAGCCTTTAGAAAATGTTTCATTAAGAGATCTATTAGGCAAAGGTCTTGATAAAACATCTTTTGATGAATATGGCGAATATTTTTCATCAGATGCAAATCTTAAAAGTATAACTGCTTTACATAGAACAGAACTTTCTAATATTATTAATGAAATAGAATTTAATATATATCCAGAAGTAGGTAGGGTATTAAATCCTCAAGGTAATTTAGACTGGATAAGAACACAACAAGAGTTGCGTCAAAGATATAAAGAATTAAGAAAGAAAGGTATTTCACATGATGAAGCTATAAAATTAGATTTTAGAAATGCGGACTCTATATTTCATAATATAGATCAAAGATTTGTAGATCCTCTAGGTAATATTAGCAAAAATTCAGCAACTACAGCAAAACCTTCAACTGAAGTACAAAAGTTATACAATAATCCTTCTTTGAAAAATCAAAAAGATTTTTATGATACTTATGGTGAAGATGCTTTTAACAGAGCTATTAATGAAAACAGAAATGTTTTTGACGAAGTTTATAATCCAAGACTACAGGGGTTTACACAAATAGTAGGAACAAGTAGTTTAGATCCTGATAGACCTGTATTTAGACAAGGAGATGACAATGTATCTGAATTGTCTATAACTTTTGAGTATCCCCAAGGATCTGGCAAGATTATTAATATACCTTCAATTCATAATGATAAGCAATATAGTCAAGATGAATTAATTAAAATGCTGGATGCTGGAACTATTAAACCAACAAGCACTCACAATAGTTATGAAGAAGCAGAACAAGCAGCTAAAAAAAGAAGTAAATCTATAAAAATTAAAAAGGATTAATAATGGCAGATATATATATTCAAGAAGAACAGCCTAACTATGGAAATACTGATAATATATTTACACCTAATGTTGATCCTTTTACAAAACAAGAATCTATTTTTACACCTGATGTTGATCCTTTTTCTCCAGGCATTAATAAAGAAATTTATTCTTCTGCATTAGAAGATCCTGATGCTAGAGGAAGAATTGCACAAGATAGTAGAGAATATTGGAATAATGTTATAACAGATATGAAAAAGTTTGCTTTGGGTGAAGACGAAAAATTAGATTTTTACGAATATTTAAAAAGAGGATATGGGTTAAGCACACTCAATCTTGCTGTGCAATTTCATTCTGATCAAAAACTTGGTGTTGATTATACTAAAAGTTTTAAAAGCACATATGAAGATCCAGGTTTTTTAGAAATAATAGCAGAACAAGGTGGTACTATTTTAGGAGATCTTGTTACTTTGGGTATAGGAGCTACGCCTGGTTATCTATTAAAATCGCCTACAATAGGAGCTTATGGTGCTGGTTTTGTTACAGAATCTATAAGAACTACTTATTTAAAAGCATTTGAAAGAGGTGATGTAGATACTTTTGCAGAATGGTGGGAAATATGGGCAGAAGAAGGTAGAAAAGCAGGACACGAAGCAGGAATGACTTTAGGTGCAACTTTTGGTGTACCAAAAATTTTAGGTGCAAAAGGATTTTTACAAAACTATTTAGGTCAAATGGCAACATTTCATGCTATGGGATATTACTACAATGATCATATTCCTAGTAAAAAACAAGCAACAGCAGATGCTTTTATGTTTGGACTATTTAATGTAAAAAGAATTAATTTACAAAAAGCTATCAAAGAAAAAGGTATATTAGAAGGCAAAACAGTAACACAAGTATTAGAAGATATAAAATTTAATAAACAAGATTTACAAACAACTATTAGCGAAAATGGTGTTACTTTTAAAAGAAAAAAAGATGGAACATATGACAGAAAAAAACCACAACCAGAAATAATCGAAGTTACTTTTATTGATGAAACAGGCAAAGTGTCTGGTAAAAAAGATACTAGATTAAGTCTTGAAATAGAAGAAGCACAAGCTGTTTATGATAATAAAATAAAACGAGATTTAGTAGAAATAACAGAAGAAGGAACAATTAAAGGATTTGGTGGCGACAAACCACAACGTATTACAGTTACAGAAGGCAAAGTTGAAGGTAAAAAAACAAAAACTCAAAAAGAAAAAATATTTGATGAGGCTATGGACAAATTGCAAGATACTATTGTAAACGAACAACTGCCAAAAAATAATTCATGGTTTCAAGGTTTCATAAAAAGAATAAAAGAAAAAGGTGATGAAGCTAAATTTGGTTGGGAAAAATTTTCTATTCTTTGGAGAGATAAATTGCAAACAGTAAAATCTATTAGAGATAGATTTGGTTTAGATTCTAAAGATATAGATGTATATTCTAGATTAAGATTAAATGAAGCAGCAGGTGATTATGCTGGTAGTTTTTTAACTTTTGGTGTTAGGGATATAAATGGTAAAATTGTTGCACCTGGGTTATATACTATATTACAAAAATATGCAAACACTAAAAAAAATGCAGAATCTTTAAATCAACTTCTTAAATCTGAAGGATTGCTTTACAGGTATAAACAAGGAAAACATAAGCTTACAGAAGAACAGCTTAAATTACATCAAGATATTGTAAATAATGCGTCTACTAATTTAAAACAAGCATCTAAAATATTGCAAGATTGGCAGCGAAAAGTTTTAGAATATGAAAGAGATGCTGGACTTTTGTCTAAAGCAGAATTTGAAATTATGACAGAAGTTAATAGATACTATGTTCCTTTGCACAAAGTTATAAGTAAACCAGAATCTTTTGCTGGTAAAAAATATTCAGATATTGTTACACATCCGTTCGATAAATATGTAGGAGGTGATCAAACTGTAATAAATCCAATAGAAACAATAATACAAAATACTTTATATAAAGTAAGATTAGCAAGAATAAATCAAGGTAATAGAGAATTTTTTGACAAAACATATGAAACTGATAAAAGTAAAGTTCCAGAAGTTTTAGGTAAAAGAAAATATACTGTTAAAGATATTAAAGTTGAACTTGAAGATATATCTAAAGCATTTGATGTATCGCCAGATCTTTTAAGATCAGCAGGTGTAGAAGGGTTTACAATATTTAAAGATAAAAAAGGTTTTACACTAGCTGAAAATGAAATAGCTGTAAAACGTGATGGGTTTGTAGATATATATACAGTTTCAGATGAACTTGCATCAGCTTTAAAAATCGAAAATCCTTATGTAACAAATAGTTTATTAAATTTTGAAATAATGAGAAAACAAACACAAGTTTTAAAAGCTGGTGTTACTGTTGATCCTGAAATGCAACTGAGAAATTTATTTAGAGATACTGTAGTCAATGCTATCTATAGTAAAAATTTAGATAATTTACCATTTTATACATCTTTACGAGGTGCTTTTTTATATTTTGGTAAAGAACCTCTTAGTTTCAAAATGCCATCATTAAAAAAACCTTTTGATATTTTTAAAGATGATCCTAATAAATTTTTACTAAATGCTAAGACTTATGGTCTTACAAGGCAAACTTTTTTAAAATTTGATAATGAATATTTTTCTCCAGAAGCTAGACAATATTTTGAAAATAGAAGATTTTTAAACCAAATAGAAGGTAAAGATAAAAAACTTGCTTTAAAACAACTCTATAATTCTATAGGTGATTTTTCTGAATCTATATCTAAATTAGGTGATATGGAACTTACTTTTAATAGACTAAGAAAAGATAATGTTAGTTTCGAAAAAGCTATGGAAATAGGAGCATTTGAAGCAAAAGATTTAATAGATTTTTCTAAACAAGGTTTAAAAACACAAGCTATTAATCAAACGTCAGCTTTTTACTCACCAAGAATTTTAGGAACTGATAAAATGTTTGAGGCATTTAGTACACGATTTACACCAACAGCAATAAAAGCTTATCTATACATAACTTTACCAGCAACTATAAATTGGCTAATTCATCATGATGATCCTGATTATCAACAATTATCAGAATATCAAAAATACATGGGTTTCAATTGGAAATTGCCAGGAACTAATAGTTTTTTACATCAACCAGGACCATTTGAAACTTATCAATTATTTGGTGCTTTACCACAAATTTATTTAGAATCTTTTAAAAGTGAAAATTCTGAACAATTTGAACGATATAAAAATGCTTTTTTTATAAGATGGGCAGGTGATTTCTTTTCAACTACAACACCAGATACTTATAGATTAGCTTTAGAACTTACTACTAATTACAGTTTATTTTACAAAAGAGATATTGTATCAGAAAGTCAAAAAAGAAAATATGGTATTTTCGAAGCAACAGGTTCTACATCAGAAACAGCAAAACAAATTAGCAGAATTTTATTTAAATATGAAAAAGATTTATCTGCACAAAAAATTGACTATACTATAAAAGCAACGACAGGTGGTTTAGGCAGATTAGCATTAAACATATCTGATTTTGTATTAAAAGAAACAGGTGTATCACCAAAACTTGATACATATTCTGATGATTGGATTGATAATTTATCGTCTACATATGTTATTAAATCTTTTGTAAAAAACAATCCTGGTCTAAGTTCTGAACCTGTTACACGTCTTTGGTCTTTATATAACAAAGTAAGAGAATTTCAAAATAGTTTAAGCTTTTTAGAAAGTCAAGGTAGAGTTGATGATATAAAATTGTTACAAGAAGAAAGACTTGAAGATTATGTAGATTATCTTTCTATAAAAGATAGTGTAGATGATATTAACGAACTTAGAACTTTAATACCATTAATTCAACAAAGTGATAAATTAACGCCTAATGAAAGATATGAAAAACTAGAACGAGTTTATCAACTAATCATAGGAACATCTTTAGATGCACTAAAATATAGAGAAATACAAAGAAAAAATTATGGTTTGGAAATAGGAAAAGAATAAATATTATGATAAAATAGTAGAGGAATAAGTATATGGCAATATCAACAACGATTATAAAAAACAGTTATTCTGGTGATGGTTCTAACGATACCTTTGCGTATCAGTTTAAAATCACTGCAGAAGCAGACTTACAGGTTATTATAAGATCTGCAGCAGGTACAGAAACTGTTAAGACACTTACAACACATTACACAGTTACTGGTGTAGGAACTGCATCAGGGGGTAATGTAGTATTTACAGGGGGGAATATCCCTACAGCTACTGAAACAGTAGTTATAAGAAGATCCACAACTCAGACACAAACACTTGATCTTGTTGAGAATGATCCATTTACAGCAGATTCTGTAGAAGGTGCATTTGATAAGAACCTAGCAATAGCACAAGAACTACAAGAACAAATAGATAGAAGCATAAAAATTTCAAGAACAAATACTATGACCTCTACCGACTTTACCACATCTGCTAGTGATAGAGCAAGTAAAATTCTTGCCTTTGATACAAGTGGTGAAATCTCAGTAACACAAGAATTAGGCACATACAAAGGAACAGATGCTACTGTTACAACAGAGGCATATGTGCAAAGAGATATAATTAAATCTACAACAGCAGGACAACTTAACAATGTATATATTTGTGTAGCAGATGCAGTTGTAGGAGATTCTTTAACAGATACAGATCATTTTGAATTGTTAGTAGATGCTGTAAGTGCAGCAACAAGTGCTACAAACGCAGCTAGTTCTGCTACAGCTGCAGCATCATCAGCTACAACAGCAACAACTAAAGCATCTGAAGCAGCTACAAGTGCAACCAATGCAGCCACATCAGCTAGTACAGCAAGTACACAAGCAAGTAATGCTTCTACTAGTGCAACTGCAGCAGCATCAAGTGCAACCTCTGCTGCCAGTAGTGCAACAACAGCTACAACTAAGGCATCAGAGGCATCAACATCAGCAACTAATGCAGCTACAAGTGCTACTAATGCAGGTAACTCAGAAACAGCAGCAGGTACAAGCGAAACCAATGCTGCATCCTCAGCTACAGCAGCAGCTTCTAGTGCTACAAGTGCTAGTGGTAGTGCTACAACTGCAACAACAAAAGCTAGTGAGGCAGCAACCAGTGCTACTAACGCAGCATCTTCTGCGACTGCTGCAGCTACTTCTGCTACTAATGCAAGTAGCTCGGCAACAGCAGCTGCATCAAGTGCAACAAGTGCAGCATCTAGCTTTGATAACTTTGATGATAGATATTTAGGAGCTAAGAGTTCTGATCCAACACAAGACAATGATGGTGATGCTCTGGTTACAGGTGCATTGTATTTTAATACTTCATCAAACGAGATGAAAGTATATAGTGGTAGTGCATGGGGTGCTGTAGCACCTACTGCAACAAGTGCTTCTGATTTAACAACAGGCACATTGCCAATAGCTAGAATAGCAGCAGATTCTATCACAAATGACAAACTAGATAATCCTAATAGAAGAAATATAATTATAAATGGAAATATGGAAATAGCCGCAAGAGCAACATCAGCCACAGGTAAAACTGGTTCTGGTTATCATACTGTAGATAGATGGCTGATGGATATTGGTACAGCAGGTACATGGACAATATCTCAATCAACTGATGTTCCAAGTGGACAAGGATTTGTTTATTCCACAAAATGGGATTGCACAACAGCAAATGCAAGTTTGTCAGCAGGTTCATTTATGACACATCAACAACGATTTGAAGGACACGACTTACAAAAACTAAAAAAGGGTACATCTAATGCTGAAACGACAACAATATCTTTTTGGGTTAAATCAAATAAAACAGGAACATATATTGTTGAAATAGAAGATAGAGATAATACAAGACATATTTCTCAATCCTATACAATAAGTAGTGCAAGTACATGGGAAAAGAAAACATTAACATTCGCTGGAGATACAACAGGAGCATTTGATAATGATACTTCTGCAAGTGTTCATTTATTCTTTTGGCTTGTAGCAGGTACAACTTATTCTTCTGGCACATTAGCAACATCTTGGGCAGCAAAAAGTAATGCTAATAGAGCTGTTGGACAAGTAAATTTAGCAGATAGCACAAGTAATGAATTTTACATTACAGGAGTACAATGGGAACTAGGAACTGTAGCATCTGATTATGAGTTTTTATCTTACTTTGAACAAGAAATAAAATGTGCAAGATATTGTCAAATAAATGATTTAAGAGCAACAGGATGGGCTACAAGTGCTACAGTATCTGAAACTGGCTATACATACTCATTACCAATGAGAACCTCACCTACTATTACATCCCTTGGTGGTTTTACTAGATATGGACCAGGTGGGCAACAAACACCTAGTAACGTAGCACACACAATTACACGTTGGAGTACACAAGTTACACAAACTATTGGTGGTGGAATGGGAACGAACAATCCAGTGCTTAACGCATTTTACTTTAGAGCAGAGGCAGAGTTATAATGATAAAAGAAAACATAAACACAGTAGAATTTATATATGCTTGGGGAGAGAAAGACTGTTACAAAGTTACACAAGCTGATGGAACAGTATCTTCAGTGCCTTTTGACACAGCAAATTCAGACTATCAAGCAGTACAAGAATGGATTGCTGATGGTAATACAGTTACAGATAATGGAGGTTAATCTATGACAGGATTTGATAAAATACTAGAAAGATTAAATCAATTAGAAGATAGGATGCAAGATCTAGAAGATGCTATACAAATAGATGATCCTGAAGATGATGATCTATACAGTACAGAGATCATAGCAGAAGATGCCTATCCTGAATGTGAGTGCGAAGAAGTTTGCGAGGAATGTGATGCCTAGCATGATGACTAATAACGAGCTTACTGTAGAGATAGAACGAATCAAAGGCGACATTCGTTTAATACATAAGTCTATAGAAACTATAGAGAAGAATCATCTACGACATATAGAAGATGATGTATCAGCTATTAAAAAAGTTCTATGGACTGTAGCCGTTATTGCAGGTACACAAATGATAATAGTTATTAGAGAATTAATGTTAAGAGGTTTATAATGTTTGGAATATTTGGATCAGTAATATCTACAGCAGTAAACGTATTTCAACAAAGACAAGAAACAAAACGCTATGAGGCTATGGCAGAAAGAAACCATATGTATCGCATGGCACAAGGGGAGATAGAATATCAAGCACAAGTAAGAGCAGATAACAACAATGGTTGGAAAGATGAATTTGTTCTTGTTATTGTGTCATTACCAATCTTGGTACTAGCATATGCAGTATTCTTTGGTGATGATATGATGAAAGAAAAACTTGATCTGTTCTTTGCATATTTTAATGGGTTGCCACAATGGTATCAGTGGTTACTTATAGGTATTTTTGGAGCAATATATGGACTTAAACCAGCAGCAGGTATGTTTGGCAAGAAATGAGAATACTGTCAATAATTTTAATTATACTAGGTACATGTGCCTGGTTGTACGGGTGGGTGGTTTTTGCGACAGATAATAGTGTATCTAATCAGACCAATACTTCAGGCTCTAACACTAGTATATCAGGTGGTTACACGTCAACGACCACGAATTCATACTCAGGTGGTCAGACTAACACCACGACCAATAGCACGAGTAACACGACAGAAAGTCAAGCAATACCAGTAAGCTCTGCAATAGCACCTAGCATGAGTTCTTATTCACAGGATCTATGTGTAGTAGGAGTTAGTGGTGGTGTGCAAGTAACAGGATTTGGGGTAGCTGGTGGTACATTTATTACTGATGAGAATTGTGAGAGGATGAAACTATCAAAGCTCTTATACGATTTTAATATGCGAGTTGCATCAATCGCAATTCTCTGTCAGGACGATAGAGTATTTAGTGCTATGGAACATGCTGGAACTCCTTGCCCGTTTGAAGGCCAGATAGCAGAGGCAGCTCAAGCACAATGGAAGAAGTATGATATAGAAAGACCAGACTATGATAAGTATGTAGAAAAATTAAAAAGGAGAGCAGCTATAGATAACAAAAAAGAATTTGTTCCTATAGATACACAATACGATTTGTATGGAGATGATGATTAGATGTTTATACTTGTCATTAATACTATTCTTGATAGTGTGGGCAGTAAGAGCAGAAAACATAACGACAGGAAACCTATTACCGAATGGTACAAACAACTCAAGCAGCTATCAAAGCGTAGACAGCACAATACCTAGTGTATCTACAAATGGATTTAATGTAGTTGGAACTGTAAGAGATTGGGGTGGAGAGCTGGAAACTACTGGTACAGGTAGTATTAACTATACTGGCAATCTAACTGATCAGGCTACACAGCAACAACTAGACAACGGCATAACACTTAACTCTACAACGATAGTACAGAACTGTGAGTTTGTTGGTTCTACTTGGCAATGTGGTCAAGCTACACAAGGACAAGATACATACACAACTACAGTCAAGATACTAGACAATGAGGGAAATACTCTTGCAATAGTAAATCAAACTAGAAACACAGATGCTGGGTATGGTAGCAATGCTTACAAGTATGAGGATTCTGTTAGCTATACAGGCACAGGTAGTAACCAGTTCTACTGGGAGTGGGAAGGTGTAGATGTTGGTTATGATACATATGGCACAAGTCTTGGTGGGCCTAACCTTCTAGGTGCTAAACTTACAATGACTTATGATCCTACTGTAATACCAGAAGAAACTATAGAAGAAATAGAAGAAGTTATAGAAGAATTTACAGAATGGGAAACAACATTTGAACCAGAGTTTATAGAAGAATTTATTCCATTGCCTGTCTTGATAGAAGAGTTTCCTATGTTAGTATTAGAGGAAGAAGAACTTGTTGAAGTATTACAAACTACACAAGAGCTTGAAGAAGAATTTGAAGAAGTGGAGATACTACAAGTGTTTGGAGGACCAGAGATTGTTGAAGAAGAAACAGAAGTTACAGAAGAAGCACCTACTGAAACTATTGCAGCAACAGAGGAGATCATGGAAGAACAACCTGAACAATCTGAAAGTGCCACTGTGGCAACAGTTCAGGAAGAACCTGAGAGTAAACCATCTAGTAACGAGCAAGTGGCAGTAGATTTACAAGATGTGCAGACACAGGTAGCAGTTAAAATAAAAGGTATAGATAAACAACTTGCAGCTACAAATATTATAGGTGCGCAACTCATGGAAGCACAACAAGTTGATCTATCTAGCTACAATAAAAGCTACACAGACAATAGAAAGATATATGAAGGTAATACTTACGAGGATCTTAGGACACTTGATGAGTACAGTAAAAAGATTTATAATGATAATACAAAATTTGTAGCTATATCTATGAATGATCCTGTAAGAAACTATCAGGAAAAACTTAGAGATGCTACAATAAAAAGACAAATGGCTGAAAGAGAATTAAGACAGCTAAGAGGTTATTGATATGGCAGAGACTATGTTAGGTGAAATGATGCCTGGTGAAGAATTAGGTAAGAAAGGAGGAAATCCAATAGATACAAGTATTAGTAAATATAACAATCCTGGAAATATAGAAGCAGGTATTGGATTTGATGGAGAATTAAAAGGTCAAGGCTATGGTCCTAACAAAAGGTTTGCAGTTTTTAGAACACCACAACTAGGTATAAGAGCATTGAAGCTGGACCTATCAACTAAACTAAAAAGATTTAATGGTGATCTAGCAGCTATGATAAATCAATATGCACCACCTAGTGAGAATGATACAGGTCAATACTTAAAAGTTGTGCAACAATATGCAGGTGTAAAAGATAAATATACAGAAGCTGATCTTGACAATATTGTAAAAGGTTTTATACGAATGGAGAATACAAAAGAGTTAGCTGAAAAGTATATAGCTTTAATGGAGGGGTAATGGATTTAATAGAAACACTTAAAAAATATATAGTCTTAATAGGTATTATATCTACAATCGGAGGAGGCTTTTATACATGGGGTGTATTTAACAATAGACTTGATGAGTTAGAGCAATCTACTAATACTAAAACTGTGAAAGGTATGCAGAAAGAAATAGCTGTATTAGAAAAAAGAGTAGCAGTATTAGAATCTAGTCTTAACGAGTTTAAGATCACAATACAAAACCCATTAAAAAATTAAGGAGGTATCATGGCTTTAGATAAAGAGAAGATCAAAGAAGAACTAAAAGAATTTTCTGAAGATGCAGCTGAAGTTATTGGAGATGCACTTAAAAAACATTTCTGGAAATCTGTGAAAGCAGCATGGAAAGGTTTTTCTGTTATCCAAAAACTATATGTAGTTGCAATTTTCGGAGCTTATTCTTATTTACTATATTGGATCTAAACTATTTTTTTAATCCAGTTGCCATTGTCATCAAGGACCATTGGCAATAGTTTAGGAATACCATCTATAATTATTCCACAGCCTAGTATGAATCTAGTTTTAAAATTTTTAGCATAGGCAAATGCTAGGCTCTTTTGATTTATAAGACATCCTACATTCATACCCCAGAATAAATTGTCAGGGTTTGCCCACCATGATATTAGAAACTTAGTATGGTAGTGGCCTTGTACTGTATTCATGCCCATAGACTGTGATACTTTAAGTACATCTGCAGCCTTGCCATGTGTAAATAAACAGCGCCTACCATTAGATAAGGTAAGAACAAGATCATCTACCCATGTCCATTTCTTTGTACCTAGAAACTCACCATAAGTTCTAAGAAACTGTCTGCTCATGCCAGACTTCAATGCCCTACGAAATACCATAGAGCTATGATTAGATTCTACCTCTACAACTTTAGGAAACATCCACTCTAATTCTTTGACATACTCTCTAGCTATTGTCATCTCATCACCTGGAGATGCTAAGTCAGGATCATGATCGTGCATACTCATAGCATGAAAGTCTAGTAAGTCGCCAATGTTGACAACAAAGTCTGGTTTAAATTCTTTTTTAACTTCTGCAAGAAATGCAAAAGCATCTTTGTGTTGATACGGAATATGTAAGTCGCTGATAACAAGCACTCTTTTATTCACATTTACACTTTAACATAAGTTATCCACATTAATCAACAGGTTTATCATAATCATCTTCAAAACATTTGTTGGTGCAATAAACATATTCTTGGTTGTTATGTAAAATAACTTTTAGTGATCCTTTGCAAGTTGGACAATAATAATATTCATATCCATCTATCTCTACAACAGAACCAACTGGTGCTTCTTGAACATAATTTTTAATTTTATATTTTGGATTATATGCTCTCATACTCCACACATTCCTTCACACTCACCTGTAAACAAATCTAATTGTTCGTGTTTTTCTTTTTTTACTGTAACATTTTTTAGATCATTGTATTGATGTATGCTAACATCATAAATATCATCTTGGAACTCGTCTGTTTCTTTGTATGCTTTTTTTACTTTTTGTTCATATTCTAATGCTTGATTAAATTCATCAGGACTATTTTCTTTTAGATCTTTCCAAAAAGAAAGACTGTGGTACGGACAAAATATACAAGCTGATCGTGGAGGTAGATTTAAATTGTTATTTGTAAACCACTGCAAACAATCTGCTCTACTTATATTATTATCTATTAAAGGAAAAGTATGTTCGATCCATTCTACTTGTGATGGTTTCATTCTTGTTGCTTCATCAGTAGATATTCCAAGCATTAAATGTATTTGAACATTAGTTTCTTTGTTTTTTATTTTACAGTGTCGTCTTAAAAAAGTTCTAATAGGTTTAATTTTAAAATCATTAGTACATCCTCTTGGTAGAAAACCTTTTCTAATACCATTCTTAAATAAGAAAACTGGTATCGTTGATCCACCTATATATTTTTTTCCTGTAACTTTAGAAGTCCTAACTCTTATGGCTTCTTCTGCTAAATTACCTTTGGATATTCTATAAACAGGATAGGGCAGTTGTGTTTCCAGCCAATCTAGCCATTGATAAACAGCTTTAGGTTCTCCTTGTGTATCTGCAAAAACAGCAAAGTCTGGCATAGGTTTTAGCTCACCCTTAGCAAACATCATTGCTAATGTAGAACTTTGTACTCCAGCACCTAAAGATAAAACATTGATCATATTATATTTGCTTTCTTCAAAACTCTTCTAACCTTTTCTAAATAGACTATCATATCCCATGCTTCTTCTTGCACATCATCTATCCATTTGCTAAAAGGTTTGTTTGCCATTTCCATATCTACTTTGTATTTTGTAAGACCTTCATCTGATCTGTTAGACATTCGTTGTAGTATATCTCTTACCATAGGATCTTTAGTTGCGACAAAAGGTCTTATAATTTTCTTTCCCATATGTTACAATATACCTATAGATTGACAACGAAGAAAGCAAACGAGAGTGGCACTACTGCTCAATCTATTCTTAAAATGCTGTGTTTTGATAATAACTGCAAAATTTGTTAACCCTACAATAGTTTTCACATTTGACATCTTGGCCCTTCCTCTCTATGACAGTAGCATTTACACCATATTTTAAATGATTGTCCTCTATCCATTTCATAGCCTCCTTTCTGCTAGGTAAAACTCTAGCTGCTGTCTTTCTATTTTTTTTCATAACAGCAAATGTAGTTTCTTTTCTCCATCTTTCCTCTGGAGTGCATAACATAAGATCTTCACCTTGTATCTCTGCTAGTTGATGTAATCTAATTCTTTGTTTTACATACTTGTCTTGTTCTTCAGGTGTCCATTTATTTATAGGTATCATAACAACTTGTTTTCTAGGATAGTTATCAGATGTCATAACTTTCATCTTAGACCAATCACGTAAGATAGCCATTATATACATTTTTTTTACAGCTAATTCTTTTCCATTTTTATTTCTAAGTTCTGTGTCATTCCATCTAATTAACCAATCTAATACATTTAGTTGTCTTTCCCAATCAGACTTACCTTTCTCTAATGCTTCAAGAGCAGACCATGCTGATGTAACCTTGAAGTCAATAAGATCCCCTGATGCTGTGAGTAAATCAAATTGACCACTAAGTTTCCAACCATCTATATCTACAAACAATCTGCGCTCTGATATGTCATCATCAGTTACAGCTCGTTCTATGATATGATGAACAGATGATCCGATAAGAGTAAATATCTTATCAGATACATCTTCTTCTAATTCATCCCAGTGTCTTTGCTCTAGTACTCGTACCCTAGGTGGTGCTATAAGTCTAGTTACAGAGATATCTGAACCCTGTGAATCATACGGATCATTCTCTACTGCTCGTACAATAGTTTCTGGGAGCTTTGCATGATTAGTTAGTTTCATTAGAAGGGTACATCTCCTATATCAGCACCATTATTTTCATCACCTAAGTCTGTATTCATGTTCTCCAGCTCTTTAGATCTTAGGATGATATTTCTAATACCCTCTGAGAGAGCCATAAAGGCCTCATTTGAGCCGTTTTCAAAGTCATCTATACTAAACTGTAGGTTTTCATGAAACTGTGGCTCTAGGGTATCGTTTTTGGGAAGTGGCATTACAGAGCCAACCTTCGTATTGCCATTCCTACCTTCCACAATATTCAGCATACAAGGTACTCCAAGCAATGCAGTAATATCAAACTGCTGCTTTTCTAGCTCTGTAAATGCTCTACCTCTCCATGCTGTAAGATCTTTACCAAGATTAGATTTCTCATGCAAAGATAAAGTATAAAATTTACTGATTAACAATGGCTCACCACTGTTACTTAATTCACTAGGTACTTCCCATGATACAAGGATTTGTCTTTTCCAAGATACTTCCCCTTGATATTCACTTCGTTGTGTACCAAGATCAATCATTCTGACACATCTTGCTTTGTGTACCCCTGTGGATACTCCTACAAATTTATCAGAACTACTTGTTGTTGCTATAATAGACATATGGTCTACCTCCTTTTTGTTAACTAAAGTATATCATAAAAATATAATATGCAAAATTATATTTACTTTTGTTAAATCGAATATATAATCATATACATGGATCTATACGAACTAGCTAAAAAAAGAAAACAAGAGATTATAGCTACTTATGGTGGCAGAAAATTATCTAAAATACTTAAAATATCGCATCCAGCAGTGTCAAAATGGGAAGTAATACCCCCTTTTCGTGCATTTCAGATAGCACAGCTAGGTGACTTTAAGCTAGAGTATATAAGACCTGATCTTAATTTTACCCTTGAAAACACTTAGTGTGAGGTGGCATCTCCTTGTCTATCTTCCTCGCTACCTCACACGCTTATAGCAGTGCCATGCGACTGCCATCAGTCTGCCATCGTTCTGCCAATGGCAAAAGATAGCTCTTCACCTTCACCTTCAACTTCACCTACATCTTCAACTTCAAACAAGATAGCCCTTGACAGCATACTAGGCATTAGCTAGAATGTTAATTGAGGTTAAGGTAGCATGAGAAAATCATCTAAGATAGAACAAAGTCCAGCTTTTCAATTTTATGCAAGTGATTGGGTAAGTAGTCCAGGTAGATTAAAGATGTCATTAGAAGAACAAGGTGCATACATTCTTTTATATTGTCATTGTTGGGTAGGTTTTCAAATACCTTTTGATTATGAAGTCCTAGCTAGAATGTGTAACTGTACTACTGACAAGATCCGTAAGATGTGGCCTAACATTCAACATATGTTTGAAGTAAAGGATGATCACATACATTGTATACAAGCAGAGGAAGAAAGATACGAGCAAGAGCTGAACAGAAAAAGAAAATCAAAAGCAGGAAAGAAAGGTGCAAAGGCTAGGTGGAACAGTGAGTAATAGTTTTGGTGGAGTACCCTATTACACAAACTGTTCTACCTATTTTGAATTCTTATCTATGTTTGGAGAAGAACATACCTTCCAAACATTTTGTGATAAGGGCAAAGACAAATCGCTTATCAAGCAACTACATGGAACAGTAAAGCAACACTTTCATGAGTTAGCAGATCTCAATAAGCGAGGTGCTGGTGTGTTCTTTACAGTTAACGAAACCGATCTCCTTGGCAGGACAACAAAGCACATACAAAAAGTGAGAGCTGTATTTATTGACTTAGACGGAATCCCCTTGCCATCTGAGTTTGAATTGCAGCCTCACTTAATTGTCAATACAAGTCCAGGTAAGTATCATTGTTACTGGCTAGTATCTGATATGCCACTAGAAAGTTTTACATTATATCAAGAGGCACTTGCTAATAAGTATAACTCAGATCCTAAAGTAAAAGATTTACCTAGAGTGATGAGAGTTGCTGGATTTTTTCACAACAAAAATGCCAGATACCCCATAAAGATACAAAAGCAATTACGATTACCAGCATACACAAGAGAAGAATTGAAACAAAAACTCTCTCTGCAAAGGCCAACGAAGCAAAAGATATCCTATGAAAAAACATATGTAGTAGATTATAACGGAAAATTTAATTATGGTGCAAGTAAAGGCGACAGACATGAGCAACTTGTAAGAATGTTAGTAGCCATAAAGAAACGAGGCGAGAGCTACGACTATGCTAGAGAAGAAGCACTAAAGTTCGCAAGGGCTTGTGATCCCCCTGAGAACAATAGAGAAGTTATGTTTCAATTAAATGATATATGGAGAAGATATTAGATTAAATCTAATTTATCTTTTTCGTGTAGGATAAGATACTTTTCTACCATGTCTTTTAGGTTTTCATGGTTAGGATAAAACTCAAAGTATCTTTGTCTTATTTCGTCTTTGACTTTATTTACTATCTTCCATGTTACTTCCTGATCATTAACACATCTGTTAATAGATTTAAATAATTTTTCTGTATCAAGTTCTTGTATTACACCTGATCTTTTTACTATATCCATAGTTCGTCCTCCGTTTCTAATAACTGTAAAGTTTCTTTTAGTAATTGTCTTTGTGATCCCCACTTAGCTGAAAACCCTTTTGATGAATAATGAAATGCTTCTTTGCCTATTCTATGGTGCATAACACATAAAGGAATAACTTCAAAATGACTAGACCTTTGCCCCATGCCAGTCATCTCTCTTATGTGATGTAACTCAGCAGGAACAAGAGGGTTACCTTCCTTTCTGCATATAATGCAGCCAAGTCTAGCTACCTTGTCCATGTGATCTTTTTCCTTTTTAGTTTTTGTACGAGCCATAGTCGAAATCTCTTGTATCAAATGTTTTTGTACCTATTTTTCTAATTAACTTTATGTTTCTTGTAGGTATTACAATTTCATCACCAACATCATCACTTGTAAATGACATTACGAAGATATGTCTATCATCATCTTTGTGAATTAGATAACCTTCTGTAAAGCATATACTAAGTTGATCTTCTACAGCTTCCTCTCGTGGTTTCCAATCTGCATAACTTGCAGCATCTTCCCACCAACATTCGTATTTAGATACAGTAAATTTATGTGCCATATGATTTCATCTCTACTGTTTGTCCAATACTTTTTGTTTTCCACATTTCAAAATCTGTTTTAAAGACAGTCCATTGTGATTGCCAAAAGATCTTTAACCTTTCTGCTTCTCTTAACTGCTTTAAATATTCTGTATATTCAGGATCAGTAAGTGCCTCTCTCTCTTGAGCATTAACACTTTGTACCTTACCATTAGATTGTACCATATACTTTTTCATCAATCTAGCTAACACTACCTTACGATTATGCTCTAAAAATGTATGTTCTGCTAGTGCTTCAGCATACTTATCAATCGCTTCCCTCATTTTGTGGATCTTGAATTCCTGTAGTTGCTCTGACATATTTTTCTCTCCTTTTTGCTTTCTTAATTAGCAAATGTTTTATAAAATTTTTTACCTCTTCCGTAGGTGGTTTTAGTCCTATCTTCTTTGTATGTGGGAAATGACCATACTTTTCTTTAAAAGTCCAGTCAGCCCAGCCAGGTTTAAAACCTTTTGACTTACCATAATGTTTAAGCTGAGAGTAGAAGATCTGTTTCTCTATAGCTGTTGGCTCAGTCTTTTCTTTCTTTAGTTCAACAAGTCTACCTTCTTTGATCAACAACTCAGTTTCTTTTTTTGTTGGTACAAATGCACAGTTAGGACACTCAGGGTTATCCTTTGTTGGTTTGTAAACTGTATCACATTTGATACAAGTAAATGGTTGTTTATCTATTGGTTGCTCCTCTTTTGGTACAAGATCAATCTTATCTTCTGTAAGTATCCATGCTGGTGTATCTTCTGGAAACCCATGCTGATATACAGAGCCACTATGGTCTATGATTAGTGTATCTTTTTTATTTGGTGCTGGTCGCAGCGACCTTCCTACCATTTGTAGATACATAACATAAGATCTTGTTGGTCTTGCTATAATGACACATGATACCTTTGGTTGATCCCATCCTTCTGTTAATACTTGACAGTTGCATAAGACCTTTATTTTGCCTGTATCAAGATCGTTTAGTTGTTGTTCCCTTTCAAGTTCAGGCATAACTCCGTCTATGTGTCCAGCAGCTATACCAAAATTATTAAACATCCTTGCGATCTGTTGACTATGATTTATAGATGAAGCAAAGACAACAGTAGGCCTATCTTCCCCATGCAGTTGCCAATGTGTAATAATATCACCAACAAGTTTAGGTGTATTCATTTTCTTATCTAAGGATCTTTTTTCGTAATCACCAGCAACTATTTTTATGCCTTTAAGATCTGGTACTGTTGGTGCTAGTATTCTATTTGGTACAAGATAACCTTGATCAATTAGTTCTTGTATAGAAGCAGCCTCAACAAGTTCATCATAGATGTTGCCAAGTCCACGACCATCTGATCTGCATGGTGTAGCTGTAAGGCCAACGACATAAGCATTAGGATACTCATTGATAAGTTCTTGAAAAGAATTAGATACTGATCTATGTGCCTCATCAAGTATGACAAGGTCTGCTTGTGGTTTAACAAAATCATCTCTATCTTTCCGTGCCGTAAAAGTCTGGACACTGGCAACTTGTGCCTTTGCTTCTTCCGTTTCACTCTTATTTGCCATCAATACACCATGATTAACTCTAAAGTCAGCTAATTTTCTGGAGCATTGCATAACAAGTTCTCTTCTATGAGCTACAAATAGGCATGACTTGCCCTTACTAAGTGCTTGATCAATCATAGAAGAGGCAATAACAGTCTTACCCGATCCAGTTGGAGCGACTAACAAGACATTCTTTTTACCTTTTGCAAAGTAATTACGAATCTTATCAATAGCTGATCTTTGATAATCTCTAAGTTCTGGCATTACAATTGACAACTATTAATTAGATTATAATCTTCGAACATCAGATATGATAATTGTGATATAAGATTAGGTGCTGGATCTTCAAGATTCATAGTAACTCCAACACACTCAGTTTTTCTTTCATACTTAAAACCTGTTGCTATTGCTACTTGTCCACTTATGTTAATAGGTGTAATCCTAGTTTCACCCTCACTAAAATTATCATCATTGATCTGTAAGTAATAGAAAGCAATGTGTTTATATTGCCCACTATTAGATATTCTTTTGATCACATAAAAAATAGTATCTTTTGGTTTAACTATCTCCTGGATCATGTTAGTTAAATGTTTTTCTTCTATCATAATTCCACCTCAAATTCACACTTGCCTTTCATCTCGATACATTCTTTTATCTTTAATCCTAATGTTAGCTTTTTATAGTCATTGATAACTACATCTGCATAATGCTCAGATATGCCAAGATAAGTGGCTAGTTCTTTTTTTGTAAAGTTTGGCCTAGCTTGTATAAATTTATTTAAAAGTCTTTTATAGATCCTTAAACGATTATTAAGCATGTCAATCCCATCTTCAACCTTTCGAAGATCTTCTAATCGATATTCATACTTTATTAATCTAGGCCTTATTCCAGATACTCCAAAATAATCTGGCTCGTTACTAAGGTAACTAGTCGTTCCCTCAATATCCCCGTAATATTCTTTTTCAAATACTGATCTTTGTTTAATCATAATAACTCCCATCCATAATCAATTTTTAATCTTACTTTCTGCTCGTCCGTTCCGTACTCTAATAAATGCTCACACATCCATTCGTCAGTTGTTTCCTTAATCATCAATCTTTCAAGTTCAGCTAAGATCTCGTTGATATCCATTTCTTTAATTTGTCTATCAACTTCTTGTCTTATTAACTTACGAGTTTTTAAATACTCATCATATTTTTTTCTATTCTCTTCATCACTTACATTCATATTTATCACCTCCCTTGATCCCATAGGCATAAACTCCCATGTCATTAATTGCATATTCATTTAACATATCAACCCAATCATATATTGTGTCATACCATTGAATTTCTATGCCTTCCGTTGTTTCTACTTGTATATAATATTTACTCATCATCAAGATCTCCCTCGATATCGTATTCATGCCAATCTGGCTCATGACTGTATTGCTCATGCTCCAGATCTTCACAGGCCATAATCCATGAATCTTTAAAATCATAGCCTTCTTCCATGTACTGCTCAGCCCTTGATTCAATAAATGAATCGTTTTCATGTTTACTCATTATTATTTTCCTCCATTTTTTTTGTCTAGTTCTTTTTGAATAGCTTCATTAATCGCTATTATAATTTGATTCTTAACTAGATCGTCTAAGATCTCATCATGATATAGAAAAAAATCTTTTTCTATTCCGTTGACACTTGATCTAGCTACAAAATCAAATTTATAACTAATTTGTATATCGTCATTCATTGTCTATCCTCCTCTTAATAATTTCTATAAGTTCTAATTATTGATTGATTGTCTGTAACATCTTCCCATATAACATAATCTAAACCATGTTTTTTTAAGGTGGTTAAATATGTCCCCATATCAACATCCTCTTCTAAATATATATCTTTTCCATTGGGATCTCTATACGACCAGCTTGTGATCTTATCTTCAATTTTTAATTGTTTTAAATCCCATAAAGACACCTTCAACCAAGCATGGCCTGGATCAGCATAAAGTGTTAAGTGTTGTGTTTTATTATCTTGCATTGTCTATCCTCCATTTAAAAATTTTGTATTATAAAACCTTCGTCGAATTCGATAACAGTTGTATTATCCCTTAAATCATCAAGGGTATTTATGTTATCGTATTGGTTCAAGATCTCATCAAGTGTCTTATATTCTGAATAATCACACCTAATGGCAACATGGTCAAATTCAATCTGGCCTATATCTTCCTCTAACTCCGTTAGATATTCATATAAAGCACTAGCTCCGTTATATGTAAAACTAGCATATTCATCCCTTGTTAATGTATCTATAAATTCACTTTCATATACTTGTTGTATCATTGTTTAATTACCTCCATAACATAATTGCAATTTCTATATTCATGGTTTATTAAATCATCCTCCATACATGATCCAGCCATACCATAAACATTATAAGGGATTTTACCCCCTACGATCTCTTCAGCTTCCCAATTGTCATCAGTAAATGACACTTCATAAAATGGTTTTTTTGTTTTAATTCCATTTTTAACTATTCTATAAAATTTAACTGTTAACATTTATCTTCCTCCTATAGTATATATTAACTAAGTTAATTATAAAATCAACTCTTAAATTAATTTTCGTGATAATCTGCAGGATCATATAATTTTTCTCCGTCCCAACTATCGATAATATCGTTTATTTCATCAAGGTCTTTACTTCTCACATAATCCAAAAAAACATCTATTTGATATTCTAAATATTTTATTTTAGCTTTCGCCTCTTCTAATTCCTTTTTTATATTATCGTTCATTTAATACAACCTCCTTAATATAATCGTCTAACTTTACAATTTCTTCTAAATTATAATAATATTTTATAATGCCAATTCTAAAAACTGACTGATCATTTAGATCGATTTTATAAAGTTTTAAAATTTTGTTTCTTAACTCTTCGTATTTAGTCAACGGGTTTAACCTCCTTATAAAGTTTATATTTAAATTTATCTCTTAATATTATATTTATTTTACCTTCTAATAATTTCATAAAATGGCTTAAAGTTTCCGTACTTATTTCTCCGTCTTTCGTCCAATACTCTAACAATCTTTCTTTAGTTTCAAAATTGCCGTTTTTAAAATCTTCATTAATACAAGTTTCAAAATCATCTATGATCCCTTCTACATCTATATAATTTAAAAACCATTCCATATTCGCAAATGCTGGACAATCATCTTCCAGCAAATATTTACGAAGTTCGTGGCATTTGTCTTCATCTCTAATCATTTCTTACCTCCATATATTCCCTTAATAAACTATTGTCCGTATCTTGTAATATTTCATTCAAGATTACAGAATCACTACTATCTAAAATATGTCGTGACATTATAACAATATTTTTTAAAATACATGAGTCGCCGTCTCCCCATAAAATATCATCGTCTTCTAAATCAATAGCAAAAACATTCATATAATCATTTGTTGCTTCGTCAAATGGTATAAAATCATCTTCTGAATCAAGCATATATTGTAAGCTTGATATTGTAGTTTCAATTAATTTTTTATCTTTTATCATTCTAAACCTCCGTTTACTTTTATTTCTGCTTTTAACGAATACAATAGTTTATAAAATTCTTTTAATCTATCGTCATTAAATCCCGTTTCTTGATCCTCTAATTCTTTAGGACCAACAGCAACGGACCACTCTTCCAACAAATCAAATAAATTATCTATATTATCAATGTTGTTAAAATATTCTTTTAATCTATCTTCCATAATAATAACCTCCAAGCTATTTTATTTAATATTACATGAATTCTAAAATAAATGCAATAGTTAATTTTATAATTTATTTATTTTTTTTTCCATTGATAAAACTTTAGTATGATATAATTATATAAGATAGATTCTTATTATATTTATTACTAAACAAGATAAATAAAAACTTTAGATGAACGGCCGTAATAATCTTGTAAAAATTTAAGACAATAATGAAGTTTTACTACAGTTCAATATAAAACATTTAGTTGTTGATCCAGAAATTTATTTTCTGATCCAAAAATTTATTTTCTGATTCACAAAAAATATGGTTTTCCACACTCACACCTTCGCAAATCTGCAGGGGGGGGACACCAAAACGGCTTGGTCGACTATATATATATGGATTAGTTCCCACAGTGGTAGGGTATTTTGATGTATTAACATAAGTTAAGGTGTTCATTGTTGTTGCATATACAAGATAAATGAGTTAGAATGGTTAATATG